ATTCTGTTCCGTTACAGTAATGTTACTGTAACGTTTCTGTAACGTTACATCATCTTTCTTGCAAAGCAATGCGGCCTTATTTTTTTGACGTTCACGATATTCTGCAACCCTTTTTCTGTTTTGATCACGTATTTTCTCCAATTCGTCTGCACTTTGATGCTCTTCCCAGCCGGGAATAGAAAGTAATTCAGAATCTCTGGTAATCATCCCGAACTTTTCCAGAACTGTTAATGCTAATTGAATAATGCTTTCCTCAAAATCGAATTCATCTGCAAGCATTTTTTTTGTATATGGAATATTTTCAGTGAGGAAAATAATTCCGTTTGAATTGCATCTGCCAGCCATTGTCAAAAGCATTACCCAAATAAGAACAATATTGTTTCCCTCTGGCATTTTCCTTATTTGCTTAATTTTTCGGTTACTAAACATTTCAATCTCTATTTTAATCCAGCTTACTTTAGCCATTAATGTAATTGCCACCTCCAATTCCTGGATTTTTCAAAAGTGTTTATTTTAATTCAACTTCAATTCCATTGATTTTCAGTTCTCCATTTACCGGAATTACAAGAGATGGAACGCCGTTTATTTCTTTCAGTTCAATCAAAGCAATTTTATCTGGCTGGATGCAGATTGTTGCATCTGGTGTTACAATTTTTGCAGTTTTTGAATTATGGATATTGTCAAGGGCAACAGGCTCATTACTGAAATACATTTCCCAGTTTTCCTTGAAATCTGATAACTTCTCGTCTGGAACTCCACAATATGCAAAAATCTGTTCCATTTCATCACATGATACAGTTATCATCTCCGGGCTATCTTTCTTCTGTTCTCTTACTTCCTGTAATGATTCAATTAGGCTTTCAGTGAAACTGAATGTTGTGTTTCCATTAAAATTATCCATGATGAAATCCGAAAAGACATTGATCTCATTTCCCGGTATACGTGGAATTGGTGTGCCAAGAACGCTTTCGATGAAGTCTGGATGAATATTCTTTGTGTTTTTGTTGAAATACAAGGTTCCATGAATATCAGTGCTTCTGTCATTGAATACAGGGAATAAGAATCCTGTTTCTGGTCTTGAGACTACCCAATCGCGAATTCTGTCTTTGATGTTATTTTCAACCACATCATAGCTAAGCCCAGCCTTTGAAAGATTTACCGGACAAATGCTGCACAGAATGTGTTCATAAATTTCTTCTGATGCATCGTTCATTTCGGTTCCATCAGAAGCCTTTCCGGGAATGTCATATGCTGCATGAATGAGAACTATGTAGTAATTTTCTGGATAGTCATAGCTTTCAATTACTTTGTCGTAGAACTCGTCCAAAAGCTCATCATCTTTAAGCTTACTTGCTCTGATCCGCATAAGAAATTCCTGTGTTCCACCCTCTTTTTCCTGTGCTAATGGAAAATCAAGGTTCATAAGGTTCTTTCCAAGTC